TCCTTCCACTGAACAAAATCTCATTCCTGATAAAGATGATACCTTCGTCAAGTTTGGTAACTTTAACGATATTAAAAAAATTATTCAGTCCCGTCTCTTTTATCCTACGTTCATCACGGGTCTTTCGGGTAACGGTAAAACGTTCTCGGTTGAGCAAGCGTGTGCCCAACTCAATCGGGAATTGATTCGGGTCAATATTACGATTGAGACTGATGAGGATGATCTGATTGGTGGTTTCCGCCTAGTGAATGGTGAAACTGTCTGGCACAATGGTCCTGTGGTAGAGGCACTTGAGCGTGGTGCAGTGTTGCTTCTGGATGAGATTGACCTTGCTTCTAATAAGATTTTGTGTCTGCAATCCATTCTGGAAGGTAAGGGTGTCTTTCTGAAAAAAATTGGTAAATTTGTAAAACCTTCTGAAGGTTTTAATATTGTCGCCACTGCTAACACCAAAGGTAAAGGTTCCGATGACGGTCGCTTTATCGGAACCAACGTTCTCAATGAGGCATTTTTGGAGCGTTTTCCTGTGACTCTTGAGCAGTCCTATCCTGTTCCTGCAACCGAACAGAAGATCCTGGAAGGCATTGCTCTGGATTTGGGTGTGGAAGACCGCGACTTCTGCAAACGCCTTTGCGATTGGGGTGAGGTTATTAGAAAAACTTTCTATGATGGTGGTATTGAGGAAATCATCAGCACCCGTCGTCTTGTTCACATTATTCGTGCCTACAGCATTTTCCAAGATAAGGCAAAGGCAATTCAAGTTTGTATCAATCGTTTTGACGATGAAACCAAACAATCTTTCTTGGAACTTTATGATAAAATTGACGCAGACTTTCAACTCCCTACAGAAGAAAAACCTGAACTTAAATTGACTATTGAGGGTGGTCACGAAGTTCCTTTCTGATAAAACTTTTTACTAAAAAGTGTTATTAGTATAAATATTAATAGCACTTTTCAGTAATTATGGCATATACAGAGGAAGAAAAATCAGAGTATAATAAAAAATATCGTCAAAAAATGACGGAAGAACAAAAGGAAGCAAAGCGTCTTGCTGATAGAGAATACTATCATAAAAATAAAGAAAAATGTAATGAACGTAATTTGCGGTATTATGAAAAAAATAAAGAAAAATGCAAAGAACAAAATGCAAAAAATAGTGTTAAAAGAAAACAAAAATTAAAAGAGGAAGCAAAGCAAAAATTAGGTGGAAAATGCGTATGGTGTGGAACAATAGAAAATCTTGAATTTGATCATATTGACCCAGCACAAAAATTATTTACTATAAGTGCATTTCCCTATTCTGCCGAAATATGGTGGAAAGAAGTTGAAAAATGTCGTCTCTTATGTAAAACTTGTCATAAAAAACACAGTGATGCTGAAATGGCGGCAAAACATTTTTATTGGATAAATCTTTCTTTTGATGAACGACAAAAACTTATCCAGCAACAACTTGACCAACAACCCCCTTTATGATATAATTGGGGAAGGTAAAAGTATGCCTTTCCCTTTTATGAATGAACTAACCCTTAATATTGATATGAGCAAACAAAACGCCAATAATTTTTGGAAGTATGAAGAGGATAAAACCTTGAAAGATGTTGAGCAATATCTTTCCAGTACCTACCATTCTCATTATACTTCTGAACAATCTAAAACCCAGACTCTTGATTTGATCGAGAGTATTGGTGATGCAGAAGCATTTACCCGATCCAATGCTATCAAATATCTCTCTAGGTTTGGTAAGAAGAATGGTAAATCAAGAATGGATATTTTGAAAGCAATCCACTATTGTGTTCTTCTTTATCATTTTGCTGGACTTCACAAAAATAATAACTCCGATTTTCCTTATTGATTATGAAACTTTCTGATAATACACTCACAATCCTCAAAAATTTTGCAAATATCAATTGTTCTATTTTGGTGAAAAAAGGAAATCGTCTTCGTACAATTTCACTTGCTAAAAATATTCTTGCCGAGGCGGACATTAGTGAACAATTTCCTCGCGATTTCGCTATCTATGATTTGAGTCAATTTTTGAATGGATTGAGTCTGCATCAGGATCCTGACTTGGACTTTACTGAAGAATCTTATCTCAGCATCAAAGAAGGTAAGCGACGAGTGAAGTATTTTTATGCGGATCCTAATGTAATTATGTCTCCTCCCGACAAAGAAATTCAACTTCCATCTCAAGAGGTATGTTTCCAATTAGATGGTATTTCTCTGGAAAAACTTCTTAAGGCAGCTGCGGTCTATCAACTTCCAGATCTTTCTGCAGTTGGTGAAGCAGGTGTTATCAAACTAGTGGTTCGTGATAAGAAAAACGATACTTCTAATGAATATGCAATTGTAGTTGGTGAGACTGATGCTGAGTTCACTTTTAATTTCAGGGTAGAAAATATCAAAATTATTCAAGGCGATTATGATGTGGTAGTGTCTTCTAAACTTTTGTCTCAGTTTACGAATACCAAGCACAATCTGAAGTACTATATTACTCTAGAATCTGATAGTAATTTTTCTTGAGTTTTAATTATTTTATTATGAATATTTTTGTGAATGACCAGTGCCCAGTACTTTCTGCTGCGGCACTTCCTGACAAACATATAGTAAAAATGCCCTTGGAGACGTGTCAGATGATCTCTGTCATCTACTCCAAGTGGTATTATGATTGGGGCACCATTCCTAAAAAAGATGAAACCCCATACAATACTGAAAAGGGTGCCTTTCGTAATCATCCTTGCACTCAATGGGCAGCAAAGTCTCACGAGAATCTTGCTTGGTTAATTCGACACGGGTATGCTCTTTGCAATGAGTATCGGCATCGTTATGGTAAAGACCATGCCTGTATGAAAGGACTTGAAGTTGCTGAGGACATCTTTACTACTAAAAGTGGAAGGGAGATTTCCATCTACAAAAATGTGGTAGAATTTACCCGTGCAATGCCTGATGAATGGAAACTTGATACGAGCATTGATACATTTGAAGCATATAAGAGGTATATTGCATCCAAACCCTGGGTTGCGGATAATTATCTTCGCATTCCTGAAAGAAAACCTGATTGGATTTAAATTATGACAAGTGAATTCTTATTTTGTGAAAAATACAGACCAAAAACAATTGATGACTGTATTCTTCCAGATGATACTAAAAAAACATTCAAGGAGTTTGTAGAAAAGGGTGAGATTCCAAATCTTCTTCTTTCTGGACCTCCTGGTATTGGTAAAACCACAATCGCAAAGGCACTATGCAATGAATTAGGAGCAGATTATTATGTCATCAACGGATCCGACGAAGGACGTTTCCTGGATACTGTACGGAACCAAGCAAAGAACTTTGCTTCGACCGTATCACTTCAAGGAAATGGTAGGCATAAAGTCATCATTGTGGATGAGAGTGACAACACAACCGCAGATGTTCAACTCCTACTACGGGCAAATATTGAGGCATTTTATAACAACTGCCGATTCATCTTCACCTGTAACTACAAAAATAAAATCATCGAACCTCTCCATTCCCGTTGTGCAGTCATTGACTTCACCATCAAGGGGAAACAAAAACAACAAATTGCTGGATCGTTTTTCAAAAGACTTCAGAAAATCTTGGATCAGGAAAAAATTGAGTATGATGAAAAGGTCGTTGCTGAATTGGTATCCAAGCACTTTCCAGATTTTCGTAGAGTCCTCAACGAATGTCAAAGATACTCTACAGGGGGAAAAATTGACTCGGGAATTCTTGCATCTTTCTCAGACATCTCTGTAAATGAACTTATCAAGAATATGAAGGGTAAGAATTTTCCCGAAGTTCGTAAGTGGGTAGTTTCCAATCTTGATAATGATGCGACTGTATTGCTTCGCAGAATCTACGATGCGTGTTATGATTCTCTTGTACCAACCAGCATTCCTGCTGCGGTTCTTGTAATTGCTAAGTATCAATATCAATGTGCCTTTGTTGCCGACCAAGAGATTAACTTACTTGCTTGCTTAACAGAAATAATGTGTGAGTGTGAATGGAAATGAACATACCAACAAAGTCTGAATTGTATCATCTTAAAATTCAAGCAGCAATGCGTGAATATAATTTTGGTGACAGTCTAAAATATTTGGGTCTTAAAGAAGATGGTAAGCATTGGTATTTGATTGATAATTTGCATGTAGTATCTTCAGATCAACTTACAGAATTTGAGGTGCATGATGGTAAGTAATTTTTATAAAATTAACAAATTGTGTCTTGTGGAAATTCCAGTTAAGACAACTCCTGAGAATGTGAAAGAAGCAAATGAAGGTTTGTTTCGGGCAAAGATGACTCTTCCTGCTGCCGCAAAACACTGTGGTATGACGCAGAAAGAAATGAAACTTACATTTTTTGAATATTTGAAATATAACCAACCTGATTATGATCAATCCTGAACTTTTTAATTTTCCTGAAATTTTTGGTGTTATTGAGTCTACTAATGGACTTAAACGAAATCAAACCCGCCCTTTGAGGGCAGAAGTTCAAGAAATCGCTATTGCTAAGTATAGCGGTGGACAACTTCGATATGTTGGTGATAGTGAGAATGGTAAGGATTTTATTGGTATAATTGATAATCTTTCTTACGAATCTAAAGGTATGGATGGAATCTTCCAAAAAGAAGTTCCATATACAAAAGAAATTACATTAAAAAACTTTCAAGGAAAAAATTTAGGTCTACCAGAAAAAACATTTGATTATATGCTTCTCTGGGATACTAAAAACTATAGTGTTGGCATTTGTTCTTGGGATGATTGTATTAAAAATGCAAAACTTAAAGATGCAAATGTTGCATTTACTGTAAACCATAGTGATATTACTTTTTTGGCAAAAAATGTATCGCCAGTAAATAAAGGTGATTTTGCTGCTAAACTTTATCAATTGATTAAGGAATCGGTATGAAAGTAACTCAAAAACAATTAAAAACTTGTTTAAGGTATCCTGGCGGCAAGTCCCGTGCTTGCGTTAAGATGGACCCATATTTTCCAGATCTTCGTAATTACAAAGAATTCCGAGAATCCTTTCTTGGTGGTGGAAGCGTTGCGATTCATATCACGAAGAAATATCCTCACCTAGATATTTGGGTGAATGATCTTTACGAACCTCTTGTAAATTTCTGGCAACAACTCCAGATGTTTGGTATTGAACTTACCAATATTCTTACAGATCTTAAAAGCACTTATAATACTCCAGATAAAGCAAAAGAACTTTTCTTACTTTCTAAGGAGAGGATTAATGATAAGGATATGACTGATTTTTGTCGTGCCTTTTCATTTTATATTGTCAATAAGTGTTCTTTCAGTGGTCTCACAGAAAGTTCATCGTTTTCAGCACAAGCTTCCAACTCCAACTTTTCAATGCGTGGAATTGAGAAACTTCCAGAATATTCAAAATTGATTGCTAATTGGCGTATAACTAACTATTCCTATGATTATCTGATGGATGGAAGCAAAGATGCTTTTATGTATCTCGATCCTCCTTATGACATTAAGGATAATCTCTATGGCAGAAAGGGATCAATGCACAAAGGATTTGATCACGATAAGTTTGCTGCTGATTGCAACAGTAATAATATGGATATGTTAGTAAGTTATAATACAGATCAGTTAGTAAAGGCACGTTTTCTTGGTGGAAAATGGACTGCTGCCGAGTTTGATCTGACTTACACCATGCGATCTGTTGGTGATTATATGCGAGAGCAAAAACAACGTAAAGAACTACTGCTTTTTAATTATGGAATTGAAGGACTGGTTAAACTCGATCAATCAAACCAAGAATCATCTGATTGATGAGGATCCTTCGCTTGAGAAGGAATATGCACCTTATATTATCAATCGTTGCTTATCTGGTCATATTGATTGTATTATGTATGCAAATGAAATGAATCGTTATCATTTTCTCTCAAAGAAGATGCAGTATGATTTTTTTATAAATAGTCTGAGGAAAAAGAAGAGATTTTCTCCCTGGCTCCGTCAAGATAAAATCAAAGACCTTGATTATGTTAAACGTTACTATGGTTATAGTAATGAAAAGGCAAAACAATCTTTGAGGATTCTTACTAAAGAACAACTTAATTTTATAAAATCAAAATTTGAAACTGGAGGAAAAAAATGAGTGTCGTTCAAGAACCTGAAGTGAAGTGGACGCCCGATCAAATGGTGGAAGTGATTCTCAATGAACCTGACGACTTTTTGAAAGTTCGTGAGACTTTGACCCGCATCGGAGTGGCTTCAAGGAAGGAAAAGAAAATCTATCAATCTTGCCATATTCTTCACAAGCAGGGTAGATATTACCTCGTTCACTTTAAAGAATTGTTTGCTCTAGATGGCAAACATGCAAATCTAACTGTGAACGATGTTCAGCGTCGCAATCGTATTGCCCAATTAATTGCTGATTGGGGTTTAATTGAGATCGTGGATACTACAAAAATTCAGGATATTGCTCCTTTGAATCAAATCAAAGTCCTTGCCTACAAAGACAAGGGAGATTGGATTCTAGAAACCAAGTATAATATTGGTGCTAAAAAGAAAAAGGTGGAAGAAACCGAATGATTTTGTAGGGAGTTCAACACTCCCTTTTTTTGTGTCTTTGGATATATAATTTTAAGGACGCCGAAAGGGTCCACAAAAAACAAACTCGCTTTTAAAGGAGATACTATAATGACTAACCTTACAAGGTATACTGCTTCGGATTTGCCTGCCTTGATGGACAGGATTACTCGACACAGTATCGGAATGGACGAGTATTTTGACCGTCTATTCAATATTCACGAAACTACTTCTAATTATCCACCTTATAATTTGGTTCAATTGAGTAGTGTTGAATCAAGACTAGAACTCGCACTTGCTGGATTCAAAAAGAAAGAAGTCTATGTGTACACTCAAGATGGTAAACTTTTTGTAGAAGGACAGAAGGAAGACAAAGAAACTGATAACAAGTATGTGCATAAAGGTCTAGCACAAAGAAGTTTTACACGGTCATGGACACTTTCTGATGACACAGAGGTTAAATCTGTTGACTTTGAAGATGGACTTTTAAGCATAACTTTAGGTAGGATAGTTCCGGATCATCATAAGAGAAAAGACTATCTCTAAATAAAATAAAAAATGAAAACTTTTCAACAATTCATTGAAGAATCTAAAATGAATCCCATCAAGATTATTAATTATCCAATGGCAAAACCAAATTTAGGGTTACCAAAGGGTAAAGCGTATGCTAAAAAATCTTCTTCAAGTGCTGGTGGAAATGGTGGAGACTAAATAATAATTGAATATCGTCGCCGCAGGGAGGTAACTGGCAAAATCCAGTAACACCTCCCCTTTTTAATGGTTTTTATGGTATAATACGTATAGGAGCAATAAAAAAAGTGTCAATAAAAGTAATTTTGTTAAGGTCTGGCGATCAGATTATTACTGATGTTAAAGAAGTAATCTCCGAAGATAAACCAGTAGCATACCTTTTTACCAACCCACAGAAAGTAACAATTAATAAACCTTTCTTGATTTCTGAACAAGATGATGAAAGGTCTTATGAAATTACTTTTTCACAGTGGATGTTACTGTCCGCAGACAAAGAAATAGCAGTTCCAACTAATTATGTTGTGACAATTGTTGAACCGATAGATAGTGTTAAAGAAATGTACTTGGAGAAAGTAAATGGAACAAATAATTAAGTGTCTTCTTCTCAAGAATGATACCGTTTTAATTTCGGAAATCGTGGAAATAGGATCTGAACTTGGGGAACCTGATTGTAAACTTACTAAACCATTCAAATTAGTTGAACAATCTAATTCTTTTACTAATTCTTTTACTTTAGAACCGTGGATTACTTTTACATTGCAGAATGAAATTATGCTTCATTCAGATAGTATACTTACTATAGTAGATCCTATTCCAGAACTTCTTTCCAAATACTTTGAAATGATTGCCTGATGAGATTTTATACAAACGTTCAAATGGTCGGGGATCATTTCTTGGTTCGTGGTTATGAAGATGGAAAACACTTTATGACCCGTGAGAAATTTAACCCGACTCTTTTTGTCCCTTCTAATAAAAAAACTAAATATCAGACTTTGAATGGGGAGTATGTTGAATCAGTTCAACCTGGTTCTGTTCGTGACTGTCGTGAGTTTATCAAACGATATGAGGGCGTAGAAAACTTTAAAATTTATGGAAATACTGGATACATTTATCAGTACATTTCTGAAATGTATCCTGAAGAGGAACTAAAGTTTGATATTAGTAAGATTAAAGTTACTACTCTTGATATCGAGGTTGCATCAGAGAATGGATTCCCTGATGTAGAATCTGCCGCAGAGGAAGTACTTCTTATTACTATTCAAGATTATTCTTCTAAGAAAATCCGTACTTGGGGGCAAGGTCCTTTCAAAAATCAACAGAAAAATGTTGAATATCGTTCTTTCTCCAGTGAATATGACCTCCTTAATGACTTTATTAATTGGTGGATGGTTGAAAGCAATACTCCAGAAGTTGTGACTGGGTGGAACAGTGAACTTTACGATATTCCATACTTGGTTCGTCGTCTGGATCGTGTTCTGGGTGAGAAACTGATGAAGCGTATGTCTCCTTGGGGTCTTGTGACTGAAAGTGAGATCTACATCGCAGGTCGCAAGCATATTTCATATGATGTGGGTGGTATTACTCAACTTGATTATCTTAACCTCTATAAGAAGTTTACTTATAAGGCACAAGAATCCTATCGTCTGGATCACATTGCAAATGTGGAACTGGGGCAGAAGAAACTAGATCACTCTGAGTTTGATACATTTAAGGATTTCTACACTAAAGGGTGGCAGAAGTTTGTAGAGTATAATATCATTGACGTTGAACTTGTTGACCGTCTGGAAGATAAGATGAAACTGATTGAGCTTGCAATCACGATGGCATATGATGCAAAAGCAAACTATGCTGATGTGTTCTCACAAGTGCGGATGTGGGATACAATCATCTATAACTACTTGAAGGAAAGGAACATTGTAATTCCTCCCAAAGAGAAGTCTGATAAAGATTCCAAGTATGCAGGTGCCTATGTGAAGGAACCCATTCCTGGAAAATATGATTGGGTTGTGAGTTTTGACTTGAACTCACTGTATCCTCACCTCATTATGCAATACAACATCTCACCAGAAACTCTTTTGGATGAGAGGCACCCGACTGTGACTGTGGATAAGATCCTGAACCAGGACATTACATTTGAACTGTATAAGGATAAGGCAGTGTGTGCGAACGGAGCAATGTTCCGTAAGGATGTACGTGGATTCCTTCCTGAACTGATGGAGAAGATCTATCAGGACCGCACCATCTACAAAAAGAAAATGCTTGCGGCAAAACAAGAGTATGAAAAGAAAAAGACAAAGGAACTGGAAAAAGAGATTGCTAGGTGTAACAACATCCAAATGGCGAGGAAGATTCAACTTAACTCTGCTTATGGTGCTATCGGCAATCAGTATTTCCGTTATTACAAACTAGCAAACGCTGAGGCAATCACCTTGTCTGGTCAGGTATCTATCCGTTGGATTGAAAACAAGATGAATGCCTATCTAAACAAGATTCTCAAAACTGATGGAGTTGATTATGTTATTGCTTCAGATACTGATTCTATTTACCTTAATATGGGTCCTCTGGTTGAAACTGTATACAAGGGAAGAGAGAAAACTACTCAAAGCGTTGTTTCGTTCCTTGATAAGATCTGTCAGGTGGAACTTGAGAAGTATATTGAAGGTTGCTACCAAGAACTGGCTGAGTATGTGAATGCTTATGATCAGAAGATGCAGATGAAGCGTGAGAACATTGCCGAACGTGGAATCTGGACCGCCAAAAAGCGTTATATCTTGAATGTGTGGGATAGTGAGGGTGTTCGTTATGAAGAACCCAAACTGAAGATTATGGGCATTGAGGCAATCAAATCTTCAACTCCTGCCCCTTGTCGCAAAATGATTAAGGATGGTCTCAAGTTGATGATGAGTGGAACTGAAGAAGATGTAATTGAGTTTATTGATCAATGTCGTGAGAACTTTAAAAAACTTCCTCCAGAAGAGATTGCATTCCCAAGAACTGCCTCTGATGTTCGTAAGTATGCGGCATCATCAACCATTTATGCCCATAAAACTCCTATTCATATTCGTGGGGCACTTCTTTTTAATCATTATATAAAGGAAAAGAAATTGACTAATAAGTACTCACTAATTGCTAATGGTGAAAAAGTTAAGTATATTTTTCTCAAAAAACCAAATATAATTCATGAAAATGTTATTTCCTTTATTCAGGAATTTCCAAAAGAACTTGGACTTGACAAATACATAGATTATGAATTACAATTTGAAAAGAGTTTCATAGATCCACTCAAATCTATTCTTGATGTGATTGGATGGAATGTGGAAAAAACTGTAAACATTGAATCATTTTTTAACTGATGGATTTTCTTAAAGATATTGTAAAAGAAATTGGTGGTGAGTATACACAACTTGCTTCTGATATTGATGAGACTGAGACTTATGTTGATACGGGTTCGTACATTTTTAATGCACTGGTTTCAGGTAGCATATTTGGTGGTGTATCTGGGAATAAGATTACTGCTATTGCTGGAGAGTCTTCTACTGGAAAGACTTTCTTCTCTCTCGCTGTGGTTAAGAATTTTCTTGATACTAACCCCACTGGTTATTGTCTCTACTTTGATACTGAAGCTGCCATCACTAAATCTCTTTTAGAGTCGCGTGGAATTGATACTTCTCGTCTTGTTGTGGTTAATGTTGTTACTGTAGAAGAGTTCCGTGGAAAGGCACTCAAGGCAGTAGACCTTTATATGAAAAAACCAGAAGCAGAACGTAATCCTTGTATGTTTGTGCTAGACTCACTGGGTATGCTTTCTACCAGTAAGGAGATTAATGATGCACTGAATGATAAAGAAGTTCGGGATATGACTAAATCACAACTTATTAAAGGTGCTTTCCGTATGCTCACTCTCAAGTTGGGGCAGGCAAATATTCCTATGATCGTGACTAATCACATATATCAAGTCATAGGATCTTATGTTCCTACGCAAGAAATGGGAGGGGGGGCAGGTCTTAAATACGCTGCTTCTACTATTATTCATTTAGGTAAAAAGAAAGAAAAAGATGGAACAGAAGTTATTGGAAACATTATTAAGGCAAAGAGTGTTAAGTCCAGATTGAGTAAAGAAAATCAGGATGTTGAGATTCGTCTTTATTATGATGAGCGTGGTCTTGATCGTTACTATGGTCTTCTGGAACTTGGTGAGATTGGTGGACTTTGGAAAAATGTAGCAGGTCGATATGAAATTAATGGTAAGAAAATTTACGGAAAAGAAATTCTTAAAAATCCAAAAGAATATTTTACTGATGAAGTTATGGAAAAACTTGATGAGATTGCCCGACAAGAGTTTTCTTATGGGTCTAAAAAATAATATAAATAACTATGGTTACTAACCATACTTTATGTTTATAGATACTCATCATATTGTTCCAAAATACGAAGGTGGAACTGATGATCCAAATAATTTAGTTAAACTTCCAAGAAAACTTCATCAGGAAGTTCATTATCGTCGTTGGTTGGTGTATAAAAATCTATCAGATTTATATGCTTTCCAACTTCTTGGTGGAAATTTATCTGATGATGAATTGGATAAGATTTACAATGATCAAGTTAATCGTTGTAGGCGAGATAGTAAAAAATTAACGGAGGCGAGGTTGAGTTCAAAAAACTGGAGACAGGCACACCAGTCTGAGGAATATAAGCAAAAAAAGAGAGAGCAAAGTTTGTTATTGAATCAACTAGGAAAAATAAATTCGCCAGAATCATCGTTACTTATAAGCAAGATAAAACAATCTGCAATAAATTATAATTCTAAAAGAATATCAGTTTATGGTATAATATGGGAAGATTCTTCCAAGTGTTTTAGAAATGGTGGGGCAAAGGGTCTAACTTTAAGACAATTAAGGTATAGGGCAAAAAGTGGAAATTATCCAAATATTTTTTATGTGAACAGTGATAATGAGGTAAATAATGGAACGAATTGAGACGACCATTCTCCGAAATTTAGTATTTAATGAAGACTACTCACGCAAGGTCATACCTTTCATTCAACCAGATTATTTTGAGCAAAAAACCGAAAAGGTTATTTTTGAGGAAATTGTCCAATTTATTGTTAAATATGGTTCGGCAATCACAGTCGAAGCACTTAATATTGAAGTAGAAAATCGTACAGATTTAACGGAAGATCAAATCAAGGAAATCAGGGAGATTAATAGATCTCTCAATGATTCTCCAGTGGAAAACCGATGGTTGCTTGATACTACTGAAAAATGGTGTCGTGATCGTGCCATCTATCTCGCACTTATGGAATCAATCCATATTGCTGATGGCAATAGTAAAGACAAGAATCGTGATGCCATTCCTACTATTCTTTCCGATGCACTTGCTGTAAGTTTTGACAATAACATTGGGCATGATTACCTTCAAAATTATGAAGAACGGTATGACTTTTATCACAAAAAGGAGGATAAAATTGAATTTGATCTTGAATATTTTAACAAAATTACGAAAGGTGGTCTCCCTAACAAAACTCTCAATATCGCTCTTGCTGGTACGGGTGTCGGGAAATCTCTATTCATGTGCCATATGGCTAGCTCCGTCTTGCTCCAAGGACGGAACGTTTTGTACATTACGTTGGAAATGGCAGAAGAGCGTATTGCTGAAAGAATTGACGCAAATCTTTTGAATGTGCCTATTCAACAGTTGACCGATCTTCCGCGTCAAATGTTTGAAAATAAGGTAACAAACATTGCAAAGAAAACTCAAGGAACTCTTATAATTAAGGAATATCCAACTGCATCTGCTCATAGTGGACACTTTAAAGCACTTCTTAATGAACTTGCACTTAAGAAGTCATTTAGACCTGATATTATTTTCATCGATTACCTTAATATTTGTTCTTCCAGTAGGTATAAGTCAAATCTCTCTGTTAATTCTTATTCGTATATTAAGGCAATTGCAGAAGAACTTCGTGGACTTGCAGTTGAATTTAATGTTCCAATTGTTTCCGCTACCCAGACTACTCGTAGTGGTTATGGTAGCTCTGATGTTGAACTTACTGATACTTCTGAATCCTTTGGTCTTCCTGCTACTGCTGATCTTATGTTTGCCCTTATTAGCACAGAGGAACTTGAGCAACTTGGACAAATTATGGTAAAACAGTTAAAAAATAGATATAATGATCCTACAATCTACAAGCGTTTTATTGTAGGTATTGATAGGGCAAAAATGCGTCTTTATGATTGTGAACAAACTGCCCAAAAGGATATACTTGACTCTGGGCAGGAAGAGGAGTATAATAGAGATGAAGACAAAAAACCAAAAAAATCGTTTGAAGGATTTAAATTTTAATGGAAAAAGCAAAACACGTTAATTTTGATAAGTATGCAGAGTTTGTGGATGCCGTAACGTCCGATGCATCTAAAGACTTTCTTGCACTCTCTGATCGTCTTGTTGCTTTGGATGAGAAAGGTGCTAACATTGAGCGTCTTCTGACCGCTGCCGTTGGCATCAATGCTGAAGGTGGCGAGTTTATGGAGATTGTAAAGAAAATGATCTTTCAAGGCAAACCTTTTAATGAGGATAATCGTGATCATTTGATTACCGAACTTGGAGATACTATGTGGTATGTTGCCCAGGCTTGTATGGCACTTGATGTAACCATTGATGATGTAGTTGCTCGTAATGTGCAAAAACTTCTCAAGCGTTATCCTGAAGGTGCTTTTGATGTTTACTTCTCCGAAAACCGTGCTTCTGACGACCGATGACTAAAGAAAAGAAAGTAACAATTAAAATGGATGTTCGCACTGCTGCTGCAGTTCGTCAAGTGCTTTTTGAATCTCAAAAAGGATATACTTATGATGATGTAAGTGTTCCTCCACGTATTTCTGATATTCGTTCTGTTATCAGAGATATTGATGATAATATTGAATCAGTGCTTGGTGTTGAATAATTTGTAATTTTTTATTTCATCTTAAATTTTATTGACTATGAATCCTCAAATAATAGAATTGATCCAGTCTTTTGAAACTGATTCAAAGTCCCCAAAAAGAAAGTATAATGACTTTATCGCCTACGTTTATTGTGTATTTGATAAAAAAATTTCATTATGCAAAACAAATATGGCGATGAATAAATATAAAAAGATGAGAGCAAGTATTTTGCGATATATAGTCGCAAATGAAAGAATAATAACGACTGAGATCTGTAAAAATAAGTAATGAAAAATTTTTTCCAATTTTTATCCGAAGCATCCCAATCACTTGCTGTCCAACAAGCTCAACGTATGGGTCTAGTTGGAGATGGACATGGTGATTGGTACGACAAAAACACTGGAGAATTTATTGCAAAAACAGTTAATGGTCAATTAAAGTTTTATAATAAACGTCAAAAAATAGGTCAACAAGATCCTAGACAGTCTGATCAAGAAAAAAGATTATCTCAATCTACAACAGAATCAGAACCTAAACAACAAACTCAAGTACAATCTCAAGATATTCCAAAACAATCTCAAGCACAAGATATTAGGCAAGAAGTTCCTCCAGTAGTAGAAAAAACTAAAGGAACCTTAACAATTGCTTTTGGAAGATTTAATCCACCAACCATTGGACATGAAAAACTTTTGGATACCGTGGCCAAATCTTCTGATGATGGTGATTATATTATTGTTCCTTCTAGAACTCAAGATAAAAAAAAGAACCCATTAGATGTGGATACAAAAATATCTGTAATGAGACAGATGTTTCCATCTCATAGTGAAAAAATTATAAATGATCCAGTAAATCGCACTATTTTTGATGTGCTTAAAAAAGCGCATATGGACGGATATTCCAATGTTAGGATTATTGGTGGTGCTGATAGAGTCAAAGAGTTTGAAAAACTTTCTGGAAATTATAATGGAAAATTATATGAGTTTGATACTATTGAAGTTCGTTCTGCTGGAGAAAGAGATCCCGACTCTGAGGACAATGTAACCGGAATGTCGGCATCAAAACAAAGAAAAGCAGCAGCAGAAGGAGATTATAAGACATTCCGTAAGGGTGTACCTGCTTCAATGAATAATAAGCAGGCAAAAGAACTTTATAATACTCTTCGTTCTGCGATGAATATTAAAGAAGGATGGACTCTGTGGGAAATTGCTCCCAAGTTTGATTGGAAGAATCTTCGTGAGAATTATATTCAGGAAAAGATTTATAAGATTGGTCAACTTGTAGAAAATCTTAACACCGGACTTGTTGGTAAAATCATTCGTCGTGGAACTAACTATTTGATCTGTGTCACTGAAGATAATATTATGTTTAAGTCTTGGATCAAAGATGTTGTAGAGACTAAAAATTATCAAGAAGTTCCTATGAAGAATCTTAAAAAACTTGTAGAGGAATCTTCTAATAAGAGTCAAATTACTAAAATCAAAAGGTTCACTGATGTGTCTGGAGTGCCCGCAAGTCAAAGAGAAGTCGGTACAGATGCTTTTAGAGAGTATGCTATGAAAATGACGAATACTGCTTATATTAAGAATTTCATAAATAGAAACAGGAAAAAGTAGCAATTAAATCTTCTCAATGGAAAAACCTACAGGATCTTCTGCTTTTGGGGCAAAGGAAAAAATTGAAAAACAAGCAAGACAACTGGCTTATGATACTCGTTATAAGGTAAGACAGTCTTTGAATAAGGGTACGTCGTTAAACCCTGCTCAAGTTGCTAAAGCATATCTTGCACGACTTTCCAAGTCAAATGCATCCCCTCAGATTAAGGCAAGAGCAAAGCAAATGTTACTTGGGGAAGATTTAATTGACACAAGACAACTTGCAACTGATAATATAATCTCTGCTCTTTATAAAGTTTTTGTGGAAGGTGTCACTTCGGAAGTTATAGAGGAAAGTGAATATCTACATCAACTTCTTGAAATGGAGGAAAAGAAATATAAAATTAGAGTAATAGACAAAAAAACTGGAAATTCTTATGTAAGAATGGCAACTCGCTCTAAGATTTCTGAACTTAGAGCAAATCCAAATATTTCTTCTGTTGAGATGACGCAGTATGGTGAAATTTCAAAGAGTGAAAAGACTGCAGGATCCTCAACTGCAAAAGCAAAATCTGGTCAAGGATTGGATCCTGTTGGTCAAGAAGATTCTGATGTGAACAATGATGGTAAAGTTAATAAGACTGATAAGTATTTAATGAAGCGTCGTGATGCAGTTGGTAAAGCAATTGCCACTCGCAAAGAAGATTATAATTGGCAAGATGGTTTTGCTGAATTGATTGAAAAAAAGAAAGAAGAAACTGGTGAAAGAAAACTCACCGGTAAGGGAGTAAATAATAATAAATTAGTTAAAGTTTTTCCTGATGAAAATTCTAAAATTAAAGAACAAGTTAATCCCGGACAACAAGTAAAACCAGGACAACAAAATCAACAAAATCAACAAAACCCACAAGATCGTTCAACTTCTAGTCAGGTGTTAATGGCAAGACAAAAAGTTGATGCTGCCCAAAAAGATCTTGCAATGAAGCAAAGAATGGCTTCTCAAAAAGGAGTTGATTTATCTGCATTATCTTCATCATATGAACCAGAAGGTGAGCAGATTGATGAAAAAATCACTGCTAAAACTGATATGGGAATGGCTATTAAAGATTTTTATGCTTCAAAGTCTCCTCAATTAGCAGGTAGAACCAAAGAAGAAAGAAGAAACGCTGCGATTGCCGCTGTACTAACTGCTCGTCGTGGTGGTAAGAAACTTGGTGAAGAGTGTGGATGTGAGGATGAAAAGGAAACAAAAATAAAAAAGACTGAAGATGGAATGGAAGATCCCAGATCAATTCCGACAAAAGTTAATCTTGTAAAAAATAAATTGAGATCAATGGGTCTTAAGATGTCTTATGAACCAGAAGGTGAATTGGTTGACGAAGAATCTGCAAAAAGAATAAAAATAAAACACCCAAAGGGTGCTTTAAAATTATCAGATTTAGGTTATTATGGTAGAACGAATAAAGAAAAGAAAGATCCAAAGGCAATGAGAATGAACAAAATTTTTCCAGATAAACCAGAACCAAGAGAACCTGAGGAAAGATATCATCAATCATTGAGTGTCCTAGAAAGAAATCCGGGAGGAATTCGATAATAATCCTAGATGATTCTAAATAAAGTAGGATACTCTTTACATGGAGGTCATTATGTCCGCTCTAATCGCATGGGCTCTTGCTAATCAAGCACTTATTGCAACTGTATTATTTGCAGTTTCAGAAGCACTCGGAGCAAACCCAAAGGTCAAGTCAAACGGCATTCTTTCTTTAATTCTTATTCAAGCTCAAGCAGCTCTGAAAGATAAAGGTGCTAAGGATTTAACTCCAGGAAATTGAATTAATTGGAGACCAAACTTAAGGTCTCCTTTTTTTATAAATATCTGTATACAAAGAATTATAGGTAGAAAAACATGTCTCTTTGGGGCAATAAAGATTCTTTAAGCAATCTTACTGGAACTATAACAATTAATCTTTCCAACAAAACTGTAACTGGTAGTGGAACCACTTTTATCACTGCTGGAATTTCCACTGGTGACATTTTGGTGGTTGGCACTGGATCTACTTATGGTCAGGCAGTTGTTTCTGGAATTACATCAGCGACTTTAATTTCAATTGGATCAACTCAGTTTTTAATTCCTCATCCAACTCTAAACACTATTGCTGGTGCTGGTTATACTGTAACTCAAAAACCAAAGTTTACTCTTGAAGATGGTCAATATTTTGCACCTGATGTAAAATCAAATAGATTTTCTTCGGTCTTTGGTGTAGGAACTACTGAAACAAATGTAGCTGCCGGAAGAACGGTAGGTAGTAAAAATGCTGCTTATGCTGTAGCACATGCAGGTTGGGTTGGAGTTACTACATATGTTGATACTCACGGAAACTTTAGAGTTAAATCTGAAACTTTAGTTGCCGGAAGCACTATTATCAATGATGCTGAAGACGACGCTAGATATCCAGAAAGTTGATAGTGGAATATGAGATTTGATGAGTTGAATGAAAATAACTATTTGTTATTTGCTATAAAATTTTACGATAATCCACATGCTCTTACTAAAGAAGACTTTGAGGATGATTTAAAGCGAATTAAATATATTAAAAGACTCCTCAAAAGATATAAAAATACTGGAGTCTTAAAAACTCATTTAATTTTAAATCATCTAACGATTTTATTTAATGTATTTAATGATGCTGCTGTTCCATTATTATTTTATAATTTAGATCAAGATCTTTGGGGTGCGATTAAAAGTTTTTTGATATTTTTAAATAGAATTCCAGAGTTTCCAAAAACTCATATTCATGAAATATTAGAAGATAATTTTTGCACAGAAAAACTTAATTCAATCTAATGGATATTAATAAAATTATAGATATTGTTCGTTATCTCAAAGAAGAGTCACCTACAATGAATCTTGGTTCTGGTAAAATTGCAGGTACATTTGAAGCTGGAGATAATCCACCGGTTTTTAAGGGTAAAAAATATATTTACGGTAAAGGATTTCGTAGAAATTGGTTACAAAAAAGAAAACCACCACAATAGAATCATGTTCAGCAACGACTCAAAAGTTCAAATAGCAGTTCTTCAAGAAAGATTCAAGGCTCATGAACAAATCATTGAGAAAGTTGATACTGCAATTCAAAAATTAAGTGAAACAAATCAAAATATTTGCAAAATGCTTGCAGTTCACGATGAACGTTTGATTCAATGTACTAGAGAAGATAGCGAACTTTCAAAACAAGTCAAAGATATTGGAATTGAACTTGAAAGTCTTAATAAGTTTAGATGGTACATTGGTGGGGCACTTGCATTATCGACAATATTACTTGGGGTTATTAATGCATTTGGACCCGGAAAGTTATTGACTCCCACTCCTACCCCTGCTACAATAGAGAGAACGAAGTAATACCTCCTTCATAATGGATTTTATTGACTCCAAGTACATTGGACTAGTTTCATCACGCTTGCAAAAATTTAAGAGGGTTAAAGCGGATCTCTACAATTTCCGCTGCCCTATTTGTGGGGATTCCCAGAAGAACAAGAACAAGACAAGGGGATATCTATATCCAGTAAAGAATAATACGAACTTTAAGTGCCACAACTGTGGTGCCAGTATGTCTTTTAATAATTTTCTCAAGGAATTGGATTCTGTTTTGCATAAACAGTATACGATGGAGAAGTTCAAGGAAGGTCATACTGGTAAGAACTTCGTTGTAGAAGAACCAAATTTCAATTTTCAGAAACCCGACTTTTTCAAAAAACGTGAAAATTCGAAAAACGTGAAAAAGTTGGATCTGCCCAGAGCATCAGAAGTAAAAATTGCTAGAGAATATCTAGAAAAAAGGCGACTCGATCCTGAAAAGTTTTATTTTGCTCACAAATTCAAAGAGTGGACTAACACTCAAAAAGTTACATTCGACACTATCGGTAGGGATGAGAGTCGCATTATTATACCAATGTATGATACTGAGAGCAATCTGATTGGTTTTCAGGGAAGAGCACTAGGTCCGAACCCTGTTAAATATATCACTGTGATGCTTTCTGATGATGCTCCAAAAGTTTATGGTCTTGAAAAAATTAATCCTTCAAAACTTGTTTACATCATTGAAGGACCTTTTGACTCAATGTTCGTTGATAACAGTATTGCAATGTGTGGGAGTGATTTCGTACTTGATCGGTTACATTATCCTAATTGTGCATTTGTTTTCGACAATGAACCCAGAAACAAAGAAATCGTCAATCGAATATCAAAGACTATCGACAGAGGAGACAAGGTAATTATTTGGCCAACATCCATTGAGAAAAAAGATATCAATGACATGGTGCTCGCTGGACTTAATGTTATGAATGTGTTAGAATCAAATATCTACTCAGGTTTAGAAGCAAAAATTAAGTTTAACAATTGGAAGAAAGTATGAGTAACGGAACAAAAGTTGTTAAGAGAAATGGTAAAACAGAACCTCTTGATTTAAATAAACTTCACATTATGGTGGAGGAAGCATGTAAAGACCTCGCAAACGTATCTGCATCACAGGTTGAGATGCAGTCTGGTATTCAGTTTTATGACGGTATCACAACCGCAGAGATTCAAGAAATTTTGATTCGTTCTGCTTCTGACCTGATTGATTTGGATCACCCAAACTATCAGTTCGTTGCTGCCCGTCTGCTACTGTTTGCCCTTCGTAAGCAGTTGTTTGGTGGTATCTATGAATGTCCTACCGTAAAGCAGCACGTAGAACGTTGTGTGGGGCGTGGAGTGTATGATCCTGAAATTTTGTCTATGTACTCTGATGAAGAATTTGATAAACTTCAATCAATCATAGATCATGATCGTGATTATCTTTTTACTTATGCAGGATTACGCCAGGTAGTCGATAAGTATCTTGTACAGGATAGAAGTAACGGGGCACTTCATGAAACTCCACAATTCATGTATCTTTTGATTGCTGCAACCATCTTTTCCAAATATCCTAAAGAAACACGGTTAGATTACGTTAAGAAGTACTATGATGCAATCTCAAAACACAAAATCAACATTCCAACACCAATCATGGCAGGTGTTAGAACCCCACTTCGCCAATATGCAAGTTGCGTTCTTGTTGATGTTGATGACACCTTGCCTAGTATCGAGTCAAGTGATTCTGCAATTTTTAGGTATGTTGCTCAAAGAGCAGGAATTGGTATCAACGCAGGTCGAATCCGGGGCATCAACTCTAAGATCAGAGGTGGAGAAGTTCAGCACACTGGCGTTATCCCATTTCTCAAAAAGTTTGAGGCAACTGTCAGAAGTTGCACTCAAAACGGCATCAGAGGTGGATCGGCAACTGTCCACTTCCCGATCTGGCACCAAGAAATCGAAGACATCCTAGTACTAAAAAATAATAAAGGAACCGAAGATAACCGAGTTCGTAAGTTAGACTACAGTATCCAAATTTCTAAACTCTTCTATGAACGATTCATCCGCAACGAAGAAATCACACTCTTCTCTCCACACAACGTTCCTGGTCTTTATGATGCTTTTGGCACTGATAGATTTGACGAGTTATATGTACGTTATGAACGAGATGAGTCTATTCCAAGAAAAACTATCGGTGCTCAAGAACTATTTCTTTCACTCCTGAAAGAACGTGCGGAGACTGGTCGTATTTACATCATGAATATTGACCATTGCAATTCTCACAGTTCTTATCTTGATAAGATTGAGATGAGTAATCTTTGTGTTGCTGGTGATACAAAGATTAGGATTAAATACCCACAATCAATATGTGATGATATTGGAGAGATTTATGATTGGAAAGTTTATGAAAAGGAAATTGAGATTGGAGATCTGGATGAATATATTAGTTCCAGAGAAATTGGAATTATGTCTTATAAAGTAAGTGATAATGATCCCTGTGAAGATGTTCCTCAAATAGAAGTTCTTTCATACAATATTGAAACTGGTGAACAGGAATGGAAACCTATTACTGCATTTGCTCAAACTTCACCAAAAGCAAAAGTAATGAAAATTACAGATGAAGAAAGTGGTAAGAGTATTGTAGTTACACCAGAACATAAAGTATTCACAAAAAATCGTGGATATGTAATGGCAAAAGACCTGACAGAAACTGATGAATTGGTGTTTATTGATGGATATTCAACTAAAGTAATTATTGAATATCTTGAAGAAGAAATTCCAGTTTATGATATTACTGTAGAGGGAACACACAATTTCTTCGCAAATGATGTTCTAGTTCATAATTGTCAAGAAATCACAATTCCAACTGTGCCAATTCAACACATTGATGCTATAGAAGGTGAGATTGCTCTTTGTATTCTTTCTGCAATCAATATTGGTAAGATTAAATCAAATGATGATCTAGATCAATTGTGTGATCTTTCTGTTCGTGCTCTTGATGAATTGGTTGACTTCCAAGGATACCCCGTAAAGGCGGCAGAAATCGCCACCAAGGCACGTCGTTCACTTGGAATAGGTTATATTGGTCTGGCACATTATCTCGCCAAACACGGGCAAAATTACAATGATCCTGGTGCCTGGCAATTGGTTCATGATCTCACCGAAGCATTCCAATATTATCTGATTAAAGCAACCGTTAATCTTGCAAAAGAAAAAGGTGCTTGTGAATACTCCCATCGTACAAAGTATGGTCAAGGAATTCTTCCGATTGATACATACAAGAAAGATGTTGATGAAATTGTTCCGAATGAGTTGAAATATGATTGGGAGGGTCTTAGAGAACAGGTTCTACAATATGGAGTACGGAACTCAGCACTGTCCGCACAGATGCCATCGGAGAGTAGTTCCGTTGTGTCAAATGCAACAAACGGAATTGAACCACCCAGAGGATACCTGTCCATTAAGAAGTCAAAGAAAGGACCACTCAAGCAAATTGTTCCACAGTATCAAACTCTTAAGAGCAATTATACGCTCCTTTGGGATATGCCTAGCAATCGTGGGTATATTAATATTGTTGCAGTTATGCAAAAGTTCTTCGATCAAGCGATTTCTGGAAACTGGTCCTATAATCCAGAACATTATGAAAATAATGAAGTTCCTGTTAGTGTGATGGCACAAGATATGCTTACTTGTTTTAAACTTGGGCATAAAACTGCATATTACCAAAATACGAATGATATGAAGAATGATGAGGAAGAACCAAAACAGGATCTACAATCATTGATTGATGATATTATGAGTTCAGATGAAGAAGATTGTGAAAGTTGCAAAATTTGATCCGATTAAATATTACAGAGTAAAAACGTTCATTAGATTTAGGAAAAATTATGACTTTTAGTTTTAAAAAATCTTTGGGAGAAACACCAATGGTCGAATCAATGACCGTTTTTAATTCAAATGAAGTGGACACCAAAAAACAACCAATGTTCTTTGGTGCTCCATTGGGAATACAAAGGTATGATTCTTATAAGTATCCAATTTTTGATAAACTGACAACTCAACAATTAGGTTATTTCTGGAGACCAGAAGAGGTTTCTCTTCAAAAGGATCGTGGAGATTATCAATCTCTTCGTCCTGAGCAGAAACATATTTTTACTAGCAATCTCAAATATCAAGTGATGCTGGATTCAGTTCAGGGTCGTGGACCTGGTATGGCATTTGCTCCATATTGTTCCCTTCCAGAACTGGAAGCGTGTATGAAGGTATGGGAGTTTATGGAGATGATCCATTCCCGTTCATACACTTATATCATCAAGAATGTTTATTCGGATCCATCTGAAGTTTTTGATACGATTCTGAAAGAAGATCGCATTATGGAACGTGCTGTGAGTGTGACTCAAGCATATAATGATTTTATCAATAGTGCTCATCAGTATGATAATTCGAGTGAGTGGATTCATGCTTTAGAACAAGTACCCTACGCACAGGAAGCAAGGTATGAACTCAAACGCAAGTTATTCAGAGCAGTTGCAAACGTTAATATTCTTGAAGGTATTCGCTTTTATGTCAGTTTCGCTTGCAGTTTTGCATTTGGCGAACTCAAACTTATGGAAGGAAGTGCAAAGATCATCTCACTAATTGCTCGTGATGAGAACCAGCATCTGGTTATCACTCAAAACATTCTGAATAAGTGGAAGGAAGGTGATGATCCTGAGATGGTAAAAATTGCTAAAGAGGAAGAACAGTGGTTCTATAAGACCTTTGAAAATGCGGTGAATCAAGAAAAACTTTGGGCAGAATATTTGTTTAAAGATGGATCAATGATTGGTCTGAATGACAAATTGCTACAGCAGTATGTCGAATGGATTGCAAACCGTAGAATGAAAGCAATTGGACTTAAACCACTTTATGACATTCCTGCAAAGAATAATCCACTTCCTTGGACTTCTCACTGGATTGAAACTAAAAATTTACAAGTGGCACCTCAGGAAACAGAAATCGAAAGTTATATTATTGGGGGAATCAAACAAGATGTTACCAAAGATACTTTCTCAGGATTCCAATTATGATGAATGGTGCGAACAAGAAATCCTGAATGCATATCATGAAGCAGCAGAGTGTGATGAATACTTATTTGGTGATTATGATTATCAAAAAGAATGGTTAGTTAGAACTAAATAATGCATAAGAGGGTGCAAACCCTCTTTTTTATGACATTCTTTCTCTTTGTGCATTTGTTTCTTGAGCGGATCTTAAATTAAATTCAACTCCGGCAGTCTTGGATTTTTGAAGTTCATGTTTTCTTCTTGCAGCAAGACGTTGTTTAGGTGCATAGGATTTTTCAAGAGTATCTAAGTCTTTTTCAAGTTGCTTTAAATCTTCAGTAAATTGGTGAAAATTTTTCATATTTATTTACTTTTTAATTATTTATGGTATAAGGTTCTTTTTTATAAATATAATTAGTAAAATCAAAAAAAGAAATAGCAATGCTTCCTAACGACATTAGATCCCTAACAGAGGCTTATTTGAGCATTTATGATTCGGAAGAAAATTTCTCTGAAGAAGAAATGCTTTCTGAAGAAACTTTACTTTTCGAGTCTATTGAAGACCTCGATGAAGATGAGGTAGAAGAAATTGTTGAAGAAACAATTTACACCATGCTTGATGAAGGTTATGATTTCGATGAAATTGAAGAAGTTTTTGAAGACATTTTCGCAGAAGCAAAAGTAACCATGGGTCGCGGCGGGGAAACTGGCGAAGGAAAGGTGACAGTTGGTTCTGGTAGTAGAATGGCTGCTTCTCAGCGACTTTCTTCAAGAAAAGAGAGAAAAAAGGCAGAAACAGTCGCCAAAGTTAAAGGTGCCGTTAAAGGGGCACTTTCTAGAGTAAAGGGCGCTGTAACATCCGCAGTATCAAAAGCAAAAGAGGCTGGAAAAGAGGCAAAATTCCAAGCTGTAGATAAACCAGCAGCACAATATGCTGCACAGAGAAAACTACATCCTGCACCAGGTCTTGCTGTTAGATCTAAAGATCCTGCGAAACGTAGAGCATTGAGATCTGCAGTTGCCAAAGATATTGCTACAAGAGCAGTTGGTAAAGTTGCACGTGGAGTTGAAAAAGCAAAATCTACAGCAAAACAAGTAACGAGTGATATTAAGCAAAAAGCTGCCTCTGCTGCAGTTTCTGGTTATGCTGCAGGTAAGATGGCGAAGAGTGCCGTTAAATCCGCTCCAGGACGTGCAAAGCAAGCAGCATCTTCAGCAGCATCTTCAGTGAAAAGAGCGGGTTCTGAGGCGAAGGCAGGTGTTAAGAGAGGCATTCGTGGTGCAGCATTATCAGTTGCAAGAAGAATGAGTGAAGAATATGATGCTTATGATTTGGTTCTTGAATATCTTATTGATATGGGACATGCTGAAACATTTTCTGAAGCAAATTATATTATGACTCAAATGGATGAAAAAACAATTCGGGATATTATTGAATCGCAACTTCAATGATTTAATAATAAAAATTTTTAATATATCTTAAGGGGGGGTTGACAAAACCCCCTTTTTATTGCTAGACTAGGTTTGTTGTTTTTCAAGATGAGACTTTAGCTAATACTTAGAAGACTTAAGAACAACGCCATAAATTCTTTCAGACTCACTCATATAAAAAGTACCACCAATATTAGTATTGTAATATTCTTCACTTAGTAGTACATTGCGATTAAATTGTTCATAAGTTTCATAATAACTCATAGATTTTTTATGAGGGCATAAGTAGAGTATTTCTCTAAGAAATTTATCTTTACCTATAACTTTAACATCATCATTTAATTCATCACAAGAACCAAAATAATTTCTCCAATCTGATTCTTCTGTTTTTCTTCTTCCAGTCTTTTTATTTTTTTGTCTAGTCCAGAAATGTTTCTTACCGATATATTTTTTATTATTGGTTAAGTTTGTAATTATGTAAACAAACCCTTCCATACCTTTTGGAGTTTCGTCAAAGTCTTCACCATCATATTGCCATTTCATAAGAATTTTATTTTTATTTAGTGTTGACTTGACAATCAATCGTGCTAGACTATATTTGAACTACATGATTCTCTAAATACTATGGTTACTCTTGATATCACACTTCGAAAAACATACGATTGGGCAATTGGTAGAATTTATACTCTACATGAAGAAAATATTGATAATGCCCATGCGATTCAATCTGAGTTTAGTGAATGGTTGAATCCTAATATTTTAAATCATGAAATTTTCTCATTAGAGTTCATAGGAGAAGAAAATGACACTAGATCTTCATAACTTTTTTAAATTTTATGATGATGGTAATTCAAATCACGTAGCAGCAGTTCAGTGGTTAGAAGATAATTTACCCGCACAGTTTTTGGATGATTCTGAAACTGATTGGATTGGTATTTACAGAACAAAACCACCAACACCAGCAGTTCTGAATGTCCCTTATTTCAATCAAGTAGACAATTATAGAGATGCACATAGAACTTGTAACAGTTCGTCATGTGCTATGTGCCTTGCATTCCTCAAGCCAGGAAGCATTAAAGGTGATGATGAATATGTCAAGAAAGTATTTGAGATTGGTGATACAACTGACCATGCGGTACAGACAAGAGTTCTGGCAGCTTATGGAGTTAAGTCACACTTTAGTTACAATCTTTCTTTTGCTGATATTGATAAGAGTCTTGATGCTGGAAAACCTGTTGTTATTGGTATCCTGCATAGGGGTTCTTTATCTGCACCTACTGGTGGACACATGGTTGTAGTCATCGGTAAAACACCCGATGAGAAAGGATATTTCGTCAATGATCCTTATGGTTCATGTAATGATAACTATACAGGTCCAGTAACGAATGGTAAGAAAACCATTTATACAAAGGCAATGCTTAAGCATCGTTGGTGTCCAGGAGGAAATGATGGATGGGGAAGAATATTCGATTAGTTTTAAAAGAAAGATCTTACAACGTATTAAAGATCTTACAAATCATGGAAAACATATAGAAGCACAACAACTTTATAAAAAGTATTTCGGAGGTAACAATGGCAAGAATTGATCTTCATAACTTTTTTAAATTTTATGATGAAAGAAACCCTAATCATGTCAAGGCAGTTCAATGGTTAGAAGATAATCTACCCGTTAAGTTTCTTGAGGATAATGTAGACTGGGCAGAAATTTATAGAGGAAAAAAGTCAAGTGCTGCGGCAAATGTGACTGCAGCACCTGTGAATGTGACTAGTGGTGATGATGTCCCACAAATGGGCATCAAATTGATTAAAGAATTTGAGGGATGTCATCTGAAGGCATATCCAGATCCTCTGACTGGAAATCTTCCAATCACGATTGGTTGGGGTTCCACCCGTAAGAAAGATGGTTCTGCATTTAAGATGGGAGATACTCTTACTCAGGCAGAAGCAGATGAACTTTTGATTGAGCAATGTAAGAAAGATTTTCTTCCATCACTTCGTAAAATCCCTCATTGGGGTGAAATGTCTGATGGAAAAAGAGGTGCTCTTCTTAGTTTTGCTTATAATCTTGGTGCTGGTTTTTATGGGGGTGATAATTTTAATACAATCACCAAACGTCTGAAGAATAAAGAATGGGACTTAGTTCCAGATGCTTTGTACCTCTACAGAAATCCTGGTTCAAATGTAGAAGCAGGTCTTGCTCGTAGAAGAAAGGCAGAAGGTGAATCTTGGAAAAAAGGTTAACTTCACACTAGAAAAATGGAAAACGAAAAAAAAGGTAAATGTATGAGTACTGTTATTCGTGTTTCGATTTTGAGTTGGTCTGCTGCTCTGCTTACTGCTAGTTATGCGGGTCTTCTTCCTAAGATGGATCCTACATTCATTGCTACAGTATTTACGGCATCTGCTGCGACATTTGGTATTAATACAATGAAGAAAGGTGGTGATGATGATGAGAAAAAAACAGAACCACGCAGAGAGGAAGTTGTAGAAGCACCTCCAGAACCACCTATTTCAGTAGAATCACCTGTTTCAGCAAATGTTGAAACAGCATCTTTGGATGAAAGAGTTGAGGCACTGGAGGAAGGTCAAGTACAACCACGCACAGGAGCATGATGTCTAAATCTGCAAACAAAGGTAAAAAAGGATCTGCTGGAGGAAAGTCTCCAAAACAAAATCAAGGTAATGCTACTGCTAAAAAGGCAAAGAATGGCGGCAAGAAAAAATGAGGTATTATGCCCAGAGAATGGAACACTCCTATACGGGAGCCGTGGAATCCTGTAATTAAACACTGCTTAAATGCTGTTGATGAACATATTCGACAGCATCTTAAGACTGGTGATGAGTGGCATCTCTCTCAAGCAGAAATCTTAAGAAAATATGTGAAAGATTTGAAGATTTGGATTCATAAACAGGAGGGAAGAGAATGAGTGAATTGCCTTGGGGTGTAATAACAATTCTGGGTATTGGGTTAGCATTTACTGCATATGTAATTTACTACATATTAAGATTAGCATTTGAGGAAATGGAAGATGGTTAAATGGATTCATAAGGGGGGGAAATCGAGACCAGACAAAAGAACAATTAAAAAGGGTGGAAAAAAGAAATGAAAAGTAACATATCAATCATTCTATCGACGACAAGCATTCTCATTAGTGGAGTACTCTGTTATGGTGCTTATGTGACTTATCAGAAAGCAGAAGAAATTCTCAACAACCCAGAGCAGTTTGTTGGTAAGGTTGTAGAAAATCAGGTCAATAAAGCATTTGAAAAATTACCTATTCCCAAACTAAATACTCAGAAGTTTGGATTACCCTTCTGATGGAAAACAAAGATCCTTATATCTACAGAATTCGTGAAATTCACAAAGTCGTCGATGGTGATACGATTGACGCAGATATTGATTTGGGGTTTGATATCTCTCTTACAAAAAGAATTCGTCTTGCTGGTGTAGATACTCCAGAGTCACGCACAGCAGACGCAAACGAAAAGAAATACGGGATTGAATCAAAAGAGTGGTTGAAGCACCGTTGTGAAGGTGCTAAGAACATTCTCATCAAGACTGAACTTCCAGATTCTACTGAAAAATATGGAAGAATCATTGGACATTTGTTTATTAATGACGAACCAACATCACTTAATGATCAGATGATTGTTGAAGGTTATGCTTGGACTTATGATGGAGGCGCAAAAGTCAAGAACTTTGCTGAACTGGATGCGAAGCGTAAAAAGTAATCACTTTTCGTGAAACTCTTTGTATTGCCTTTGTTTGTCTTTCTTCTGTTCTTTTTTGAGTAACTTATTAACTTTCTTTAGAGACTGACTTTTCTCAAACGCAAAGTATATTTGAAGTTCATATGGGGTGAGATCTCTTTTTAAGAGTTTCTTGCCCCTTACAAGTATCTGCTGAACGATAGGTTTCATTTTACCTACCATCCATTCCACCAGAGATTTCCCAACAAGAGCCGCAGCAACAGAAGCAGTAGCAGTGGTGCCAGCAAGAATAACCTGCTCTTTAGGAGGAATTGGAATTTGCCCGATGATTGGTACTTCAATTATAGGAACTCCTAGATTTGTGGATGGTTGTTCAGTAGTTACCCGATCAGATGGTGAGGTTTGAGTAACCTGAGGTAATTGGGGAGTGGGGATTCTGCTATCTGGTAGTTGTCTTGTTTTTTCTTCCTCCGTTGCTTCCTGTTGTTTTTGTTTTTCTGCTCTTACTGCAGCATCAAATTCTTCTTGAGTTGGAACATCAATCACTGGATAATTGATTGTGGGATCGGGAGCACGAAACACTGGTAGTTCTAATCCCCTGATTACTGGTGGTGAAGTTGATTCTACAATTGGTGGATTAATCGCAGGTATGATACTTGGACCCTGAATACCTATTTGTTGTACTTCATTAGATCCGATATAAGGAATCGTACTCATTTTCTTATTACCGATTGTTGGATAGTTGGATATTTAACAACTACATCGGCACATATTTTATAATATGGACTACTTGGGTGAAAACTAATACCAGTTTTAATTGCTTCACCACATTTAAGAAGACGAACTAACTCAAAATCCAATCTTGCCTTGTCTGCCTCTGCTTGTTGTCTAGTAATCTCAACTCTTGCTCTTGCCTTACAGAGTTCTTGTAGTGATCCATCTAAGGGAAAATTAAATCCCATACTTACACCAAAATTTGCACTTTGAGATTGGTAAGTTGCTGGATCTTGACTTCCACTAGTATTTCCTAAAGCAAATGGAGCAATACTCATTGTGGGACCCTGGCAGGATACTCCAGAACCATATGTATTAAGTGCAAAAGGACCTTGTAGCACTTGTACTGCCTGATTGGTCACACTACCTGTAGCACTAGCACTTGGACCTGCTATGTTAGTATTAGACGGTGCCTGTTGTGCGATTGCGGGCAATGAAAATGCTACTGCGTAAAGACAGATATAGAATTTGTGGTAGATTGTTGTTCCGTTGTTCTTTCTATCCATGTTTCTTTTGCCACTCCAGGTCCGAGATAGGTTTCACTAAACTGGAATGGAGCACCTTGAGTCATAATACTGTAACTTGTACCTGGTGATGGAGTACCAAGAATGTTAATATTTGTTCCAGTCACAGTGTATGATGTACCAGTAGTATATTCAACTTGACGTATTGTCTCTACTATTCTTGTAGATGTTTCTGTTGTTGCCGTAATAGTTCCTCTTGTAAAATTTGGAACTACCGACTCACCATAAACGGGAGTACAAATGACTCCCGTTGCCAAAAGCAAAACGGGAGTTATAAGTTTCATTTGAATACACTTAACTCAATAGATCTTTGTCCTGTTGCTGTTGTACCAGATCCACCAGCAGTTACAGTCGGAACACCTGTAGGTGATAATGTACCAGCAAGAGTTCCTTTGTCTCCTGCTAATTGTGTGACACTATCACCATAAAGATTAGGAGATGCAATTGCACCCGAGGACCATGTTTGTGAAGTTACTGGAGTATCTGCGGCATTTTTAGTTTCAGAAAAACTAAATGCTTGACCTGCAGTATTGACATCATATGCACCACTAGTTCCAACGCCACCAAAAGTTGTTGCTTTAATGTTGGAACCAGAAACTGAGTATGATGCTCCAATTCTTGTTGATTGGACTGCTGCTCCTTGTACATTCAGTTGTACAGAGTCAGTGATTTTGGATGTTATTTCAGCGGCACTTACTGGAGTGATAAAGAATAACGAAAATGCTAAAAGAAGCTTTTTCATTGTTCTAAAGATTGATATACCTTATTTAGGAGTGGACACTTTACAAACTGGTACAGTTGACAAATCCTAAATATTAACTTATTATGTGCAAATCCCTGTTATGAGCAGGGTCTCACATCATGAGATTTTGATCGTGACAATTAGAGCCGTGGAAGATGCCCCCCGAGAGGGTTGTGGTGTACCCCTCTTCTATACGGATGTAGAGTTCTATTAAACTAAATGCAAAACTTCTTTACAGTAACCCTGCCCCTTCTGGCAACGGTTACAACCAATGCGGCAACACTGCCTTCTGTGTTTCCTCCTCCGCCTGTGAATGGTCCTCAACCATTTTCTATTATTCGTGAGGAGCCTACATCAAAGACAGCGACCAGAATGGTTGCTCCCGAAACGCCTAAAGAGACAAGGTTAATTTGTAAAGGGTGTAATGAACAAGAAAATGCTACTCTGGCGTACTTCCAGAATCGTGGTATTAAAGATAAAAACGCCCTTGCTACCATCATGGGTAACATTCGTCAGGAATCAACTTTCGTTCCTAACATTTGTCAAGGTGGTAGCAAAACCAGTTACAGTAACTGCGGAGGCGGTTACGGACTGATTCAATGGACATCCGCTAATCGTTATTATGGATTGGGTAACTTTGCTCGGAGATATGGTGGTTCTCCATCATCACTTCATACACAACTTCGTTATCTGACCAATGAAGTTCAGTGGAAAGATATTGAAGGTAAAATGAAAACTCCTGGTAAATCTATTGATCGGTATATGGATTATGCCTATGATTGGATTTCGTGGGGACATCATGGAGCAAGAACACAATATGCTTATGACTATGCTAAACGATTGGTTCTTGTTGATGCCTAAACTTTGATATATAGGGGGAGTGCAAACTTCCCCTTCCTATGTTTAACTTTGGAAATAAAAAACCAGATATCAAACAATATGCGATCATAGGAATTATATTGTCTTCTGTTATTGTTACACTTTCACAATGTACACACATCAAAGAAAATGTTATTTGGGATTTATTTGATGAAATACAAAGAACGTATTTTCCAGGAACAATACTCAATCAGTTCATTATCAACGATTCTGATAAACTAAATAGAAGAATTCCGAGAGATATTGATAGGGCAATTGATTCTGTAACTCCAGAGTATGATCGTATTATTCGTGAAGCAAATAAGAAATATCAATCACGGTATCAGGACTTGCCAAACGACGATACCGTATGCTATAGTAAGGAATGTAAGGCACTCGCTCCTCCCATGAGAATTTGTTCCCCATGGGTTGACGGATGTTCGAAAGAGTGGTAAAATACTCATATGGGCAGGGGAGGTCAAACTCCTTTATTGTAAGTCCCACGTCCTCTCATGCCTCTCAACGATGCACAAACAGGGAGGTCTCTTATGGGCGTATGGTGAAGTGGATTATCACTAGGAGCTTCTACCTCCTCATCCCTGGTTCGAATCCAGGTACGCCTGCTTGACTTTTTTCCAAAAAAGTCTTATAAATAAAATACACTTGTAAAACAAAGATGACCATCGTTTCGCAAAAACCCGAATTTACATATCCACTTGGTAGCAATACCAATCTGGATTCACGCGGACATATTGCGAGTCAGTCCTCTTTTACTTTTATGAACGAATAAACCATTCAAACATAAAAGTAAAAGGGGAGAGAAACCAAAAGTTTCCTCCCCTTTTTTGTTACCTTGTGACAGTTTCACAAGTGACCACCAATCACCCACAACGGTCTGAAAGGTGGTATTCTAAGTAAATCGGTGGGGGAACGAGACCCCAACTGCCAAATCCACTTTCGGAACTGGCACACACCACTTGACCCGCAACGGTCTCTGTGGTATTCTAAGGGAGTGGTGAGGGAAGCAGTCCTCAAAGAAACTTGAAAACTTAATACAAATCACATCATACTTTACATTTTGGTGAAGTTAGAGTAGAATAAATACTACTAACTGCTCTAACCTAACTAAAATGAAGTCTAAATGTCTAACTTGTGACACGGAGTTTTCTTATAATCCTTCCCAAAGGGTTGGTAAGTATTGTTCAAATAAGTGTCAACAAGAATATCAAAAGAACCAAATTATTGAAGATTGGAAAAGTGATTTTACTACTGGAATGAGATCTGGATTCAGATTGAAAAAACCAGTTAGAGATTACATTTTAAATAAATCTGATAATAAATGTTCTCGTTGTGGTTGGAATGAAATCAACCCATCTACTGGTAAATCTCCACTGGAAATAGACCATATTGATGGAAATTGTGAAAATAATCACGAGAATAATTTAAGAGTTCTTTGTCCTAATTGCCATTCTTTAACTGAGAACTATAAAGCACTCAATAAGGGTAATGCAAATAGGAAAAGATTAGATTATTTTAGACTTATTTAATGGGACACTGACGCAATTGGTTAGCGTAACACCCTTTTAAGGTGGAAGTTCTGGGTTCGAGTCCCAGGTGTCCCATTCACGATTGGAGTATCAATGCCTACGACCATACTGTAGGTTAACTCGACCGGGAACATGCACCGGGAAAACTCAGTGGAAATCTGAGACGTGATACCAAATGGGAGAGTGGCTACTGTCGGCAATATGTGTGGCGGCGCTCTGTAAAAGCGTTACATAAGAACCATCGGGGGTTCGATTCCCTCCTCTCTCACTTGACAGCATATATAATGTTGTCTTACCCGGATATCGCCTAACTTGGTCATGGCACCTGCTTTGGGAGCAGGAAAAATACAGGTTCAAATCCTGTTATCCGGACTTGCCGATTCTTCGGCACAATGGGGTCTTAGCTCAATTGGTAGAGCATTTGCTTTGCAAGCAAGAGGTTAGGGGTTCGAGTCCCCTAGATTCCATTGCTACTTTGTAGCAACTTTTGGGTCAGTTGGACGGGAAATTATTACTAGGCGCCCTATGGTATAATTTCTTCAGAGGTTCAATTCCTTTGTGATCCACTTGCGGAATTAGTTCAGTGGTAGAACGCAACCTTGCCAAGGTTGATGTCATCGGTTCAAATCCGATATTCCGCTCCATTTGACCTTGTAACTCAGCGGTTAGAGTGCTACCCTGTCACGGTAGAAGTCGTGGGTTCAAATCCCATCAGGGTCGTTGGTATTTGCTATTTGCGAATACCGAATATAAGGAGAGGGTCCGGTTGGTCGAGGAAACTGTCTTGAAAAC